GGTCATCACTATGCCTCACTACGTTGTGAGGTGGATAACCAGATGGTTGTGTATTTAGTTTTTCAATTCTATCAAAAATAGAATCGAATCCGACGGTCCATGTAGAACCAGGCCATTGATATGTTGGTTTTGTCATTTATTTGTTCCTCCTATTAGGCAGGTTATGTGTTGTGAGACCCCGAAGGCATCTCATTCAAGATCACAACGTGTGATCTTAAAATTTTATTTATACATTTTTAACATTACCGATGGAATATTTTGATTCTAAATTCCATTCGCGCTTATCCCTATGTGATATAATTTTAATGTGTCTTAATGTTGTTTTATCCTTTGCTTGATCTGGATTTACGATATTCAACAATCCCCAATCTGAGAGAAGCGTTGTTATTGAATTGCGTCTACAGACATCGTCATAAGTTAAATTGGATGGCTTACCATCTAGCATGAAAAGTTCTTTAAAATGAACAATAAAATACATGCCTTGCTTATGCAAAATATGACAACTTTGAAATAGCGTATTATGTTCTTTCTTCGAAGATATTCCTATTCGAGTTAGCGTCTCTTTAATTTTAAGGAAATCGTCTGGTTCTTCGAGAGATATCTCTAGCATTTTACTAGGATCCCATTTTACTAGTTCTTGGTCATTCATGTGTCTAATATTAAAATTACATTGTTAAAGTATTATTTATAATATTAGACACTTTCGCCTATTACTTACCTCCTTTATCTAAACGTTTTCGTAGTTTCTTTAAATCGTCTTTACTAAATAATGAATACACATTTTCAGCCTTTTCCTTCGAATAGTTATATGCTTCTTGTATAAGCTGCAAATCATTCGGATCTTTTGCTTTCTTGGCCCATTTTGAGAAACGTTTTCTTGGACGAATAGCAGAAAAAAGAAAATCATATTGCATTTTAGCAGGAAGTTGATGACGAATATTAAGTTCGTTTACTAATAAGACAGTATCATTAAACTGAGAAAACCCGCGATTAATTATAAACGGAACATATTGTTTAGATGGTGTATCTGAACTAATTAGCTCTTCGCCCTCATATGCTTTACAATCCTTTAGTAGGTTTGGCTTATGTTCATTAATACTTTTAATGAAATCGAATGGCGATATCTTACTCATATTATTTCCACTGTGATGATGCCATAATTTCAGTTAAGCATGCGACAATGTTAATCTCCCTATCTGCACAAAACGCTGCCTTATATTGGTAATCAGCTAAGATAAGAATAATACCTGGAATAGATTGACCTTCAGCATAATCGTATAAGCTATCATAGATCTTACGAAATATTACTGCTGAATCAACATCTGAGTTATTTGTTACCCAACCGCGCATACTCTTAAAGTCCTTTGTCTTTAGATGACTAATAAGCTGAGCAACATTTTGGTCAGACATATCTACAAGAATATCGGGCGTGATTTCACCAGAAGCTGAATACCGTTGGCATTCATTAAGAACACGCCTCCAATCAGGAGCATAGCGCATAATAAGATCAGCGATGACTTTATTGCTATACTTAATACCTTCTTTATCAAGAATAAACTGAAGCCGCTTCATAAACTGTCCAGCTAAACCAGCAAGTTGTTTCTTATTAGTATTAAACTCAATGACTGAACAGCGCGAATGGAGAGGCTCAATAATGCGGTTCTTAAAGTTACATGTAAGAATGAATCTACAATTAGCACTAAACTCTTCAATGAAACCGCGTAGTGCAGGTTGCGTCGACTGTGCATTTAGATAGTCCGCCTCATCAAGAATAACTACTTTATACTTGCCACCTTGTAATGATACTGTAGAAGCAAACTGCTTAATCTTTGAACGAAGAACATCAATTCCATTCTCTTCAGATGAATTGATTAAGAGATATTCTAGATTAAGCTCATTGCATAATGCTCGAGCGACTGTAGTCTTACCTAATCCTGCAGTACCGCTTAATAGCATATTATGTAGCTCGCCGTGTTTAACAACTTCGCTAAAAGTGTCTTTTAATGATTGCGGAAGAATACATTCTTCAATAGTGTTTGGTCGATAACGTTCGACCCATAAAAATTCATTCATAATATATAATATAACATTAATGCGTATGCACGTAAATCAAAAAATAAGCAGTTTATAAAGACATGCTTAGGTCTTCTTAGTTAATGCTTACTCAGCAGATGTAGCTTCTTCTGTTGAAGTTTCTTCTGCTTCAGACTCATCAGCTGGTGCATGATGATCGACAAAAGCCTTGAGGCGATCACGCAATTGCCCAACTGAGGATAGTTCCTCACCGCGGAAAGCTCCACGAGTTGTGCATACGTCAATCACTTGCAATGCTGCGCTAAAATCAGCTAAGCTGATTTGTGGTTCTTGTGGTGCCGCTGTTTCATTTGGCACTTCTGGTGTATTTACTTCTTCACTCATATTATTTAATATAATTATTATTATTAGTTACGCAACGGATGTCTTTTCAAGAGCAATCCAATATTCCACGGAATTGGTATTTATACATTTCCAATGAGAAATTAACTTAGAACTTACAGCTACTTTATAATCTCCAGCGATAAGCTTTAGATTTGAGATAAGGAACTGATAATCAAATGCAGCATCTAAATCATACGATGCATCAAGTTCATACTGAAAAATATTCGAAGATGAGTTAGATGGATCCTTTACCTGTAGATATAGCTTAGAATCATTTGCATTTGTTGTGATTGACACTACAGGGTGATTCAGCGCAGCGCCAGCTCTACGAATTTGATTAATAACTTCAGCTGATAACTCAACCGTTACCTCAGCTTCAGGCATATTAACACCACGTTCAGGAGATGTAAGAATAGACTTATCTGCATAACGATATGTGAGAGATGTAAGAGCTGACTTAATACTTACTGATGTGTCACCAAAGACAAACTCTGGATCCTCAATAAGAGATAGCGCAGATAAGAATTCATTAAGATCATATATGCCAATGTCCTTATCGAACGTTTCTGCAACCTCGCATGATGCCATAATATTCTTGGCTTCTGCGATAGTCGATAACTTATTTCCTTGCTCGATCACGAGGTTCGGATTGATCGCTGAAAAATTCTTCAGCACATCTAGTGTTTCTTTACTAATTTTCATAATATATATTATACTTTATTTTTGTTGGTTTGTAAATAATAATTTTCAACAAAGAACATCATACAACATATAGCGTGAGCTCCATGATGAATGCCGGTTTCGTCGTCGAAAGTTTCTCCTTTTTGTAAGGCCCAAAGATGTCGTTGAGCTGCAGCGAAATAACGATCATCGATGTTGTCAAGCTTTTTCCAATTATGACGATCGTACTTTTTTGCCCCAATCGTTAGTACCTTTACGACATCTTCTAAAGCATTAGGTGGAATCAAAGAGTAATCAGGTTTATTGTCGTCAAACTTAATTCCTCCTTTGGTAGATTTTTCCTTTGCAGATTCTGCTAATGCTGCCCACTCTTTTAGTTTTTCTTTAGTCATCGTATTAATAAAAATTTGCCTGCCTTTGAGGTTATGAGGCTCAAAGGCAGGACTTTTAGTTAGTTAGTTAGTTATGAATGTAATCTTCATTACAAATTTGCTTCATTATGTTGATTTACGAGATCTTGAGGGATTTCATCAAATTCATCAAATTCAACAACTTCACCATCTTCAGTCAATTGACTCTCGTCGATCTTGGTGTAGAGGTCGAGGAATGCTGTACGTGTTTCTTCGTCGAAGCGACTGATACACATTGAGATTGCTTTAGCTCGATCCTCAAAGATAGAGTATGTCTTAACGATGTGACATAGGCGGCGAGTAGAGACAATCTCTTCGACACCATCAGCCTCAAAGGTCTTGCGTATAACGTTCGACCATGCGATTAGCTTATCGCAAAACTCTTCGGCTTCAACCCCGAACTTGCTCATGTGAGCCATCACGATCTTTTTCTCGATCATTGGAGATGGAAACTCTTGATCAATCGCACATACGAATCGTTCGAGGAATGCATCGTCAATGATAGAAGCTGCGGTGAATCGACCATCGTCAGAGCCACGACCTTTGGTATTTGCTGTGGCAATGACATTGAAGCCTTCAGCAGGAGTGATCACTTGTCCAGTTTTCTTGAGCAAAACTGGATTGCCTTCAAGTACACCTTGTAGACACATGATCTTGTTCGTAGCACGATCGATTTCGTCGATGAGTAAGATACAACCACGTTCCATCGCTTTGATGATTGGTCCTTTTTGGAAAACTGTTTCGCCATTGATGAGGCGAAAACCACCGATCAA